AGTGAAGCAAGTTGGTTCTGACGATCAGTAATACCAGCTTGTGCAGCGTCACCAGCAGCACGAGCCGCAGCATATCCCTTACCATTTGCCATCGCGCGTTTGATTTGCAGGTCGCGGAGACTTCCGCCGAGTTCATTCTGTTTGTTAAGAATGTTCTCACGGAACGCCTGTTCGCTAGACTTGCGGTTGTTTTCGAGGTCTTGGACATTCATACCGTACTGGTACTCTGCATCGCCTTTCGCCATGTCGATGTTGCGAGCATTCTGACCAGAAGTATCGAATACTCCGGTGCGTCGGGTCGTTGCTGCTTTGCTGACAAGGTACGGCATGAGTTCACGAGCCACGCTTGAGCTACCTGCGTTGCCACCCTGTAGAAGTCGTTGCAGGTTGCGGTATGAGCTGTTAGCGAATGAATCAACTTCGCCAAGCCCACGCTCTTTGGCTTGTGCGTTCTCGGTTTCTTTCACACGATAGCCTTCCATTGCGCGTGCGCGTTGGTCGTCGAGTGTTCGCTTTTCGCTGTTGAACCTATCAGTCATCGAAGCAAGCCCTGCATCACGCTGAGTGTTCGTATAGCCGAGTAGTCGCTCTAGCGCACGGATTTGGTCGTCGTAGGCAGCTTGTTCGTCTGCTGCGCTGTATTGTGAGGCTGCGGAGCCACCGCCAGTGTAGGAGCCGTTTGTGATTGGCGAGTCATTGCCGCCACCGCCTACTGTATCCATCAATGTCGTTAATGTCGTTTTTGGAGCGGAGCCATTAAGTGCAGCGCTATAATAAACATAGTTCGTGTCATCGGCAGATGTACCTGCACCGGTGAACGGTTTGCTGCCAGTATTGATAGTCCGTGTGCCGCCATTCATTCGCTCGGACAAACCGGTTTCCGGTAAGTTGAACAATGTGCCGTACATATCGATTCCGTTGGCAAGACCGGTCTGAAAGATATTTCCCATAATAAAATCTCCCCTTTCATGAGAGGAGAGATTCGATAGACTAAGCTAGTTATTTATATAGTGCAGAAGTGTTGGACAACTACCATCTTGTCGCCCCATACGATGCCGAAACCTGTGGTGTCGTACGATGGGCTAAGCATGGCGTCATGGTGCGGCTTACTGTTCATCCACCAAGCTATGGCGCTCTTTGCCGTCTTGTGGTCTTGGGTACCCCAGTAATAATTCTCGCTCGGTATCTTGCAGTCAGAGTTATACTCCATCGCATACTCATATCCATGCTTGCCGTTCGCGTCAATGTGGTCTAGATCGTTCGTCGCAATCATATCGTCTGCTTTGACTTGCGCGGATGTATTCAATCGTGCATCAATCGTCAACGGTGCGACTCCGGCTTTTGCTCTCTCTGTGTTTACTGCGTCAAGTAGTTCCTGCACGGTTGGGGCAGATAATGTTTGCATTGTAGACTGCGTACGAGGCGCTGTAGCCGTTGGTACGGTCTGCGAGGCTAATGAGACATAGCTTACTACTCCGGTTGCAAGTACGGCGATGGTAGCAAGGATTATGCTCATTCGTTTCATACTTACCTTATACCAAAAAGTACACGCTTTGTCAATAGCTTGCTCGGTCTATCGAATCTCTCGGTATTCACGCCGAGCTAGTTTTGTAGCCGTTGTTTGCGCGAATGATGTTAATAAATTGCTTTACTAATCATCATTCGCGACGGAGCAGATGAAGTGCTATCACCGTCCGGGTGCAAGCCTTTCCCCCTCCTACGTCGAGGCTGAGGTTCAATTAGTTTTATTATACCACCATTAGCGGTTTAAAGTAAGTCCTCTCTGCGTTTTTGCGGGCAGCAATCGCTTCATCGATAGACTTAAACTGTTTGCATAACATAACTTTATTATTCATTTTAAGAATGGCAAGGTATTTTTTATTTTTGGTGATATATACCCCCGTATAACCACTTTTGTTATTTTTAAACATTCTTCTGTTTATCATTTGTTGGGTATGGCTCGCCCACCTACAGTTTTCTGGGCAGTAATTATCATTAACGTCTAGTCGGTCAATGCTATAGTCGGCAGACGGTCTTTCCCCTATATCTTTAATAAAGTTGGCAAACCCATCATCACCAAGCCATCTGTCACAAACCCTAATCCCACGCCCGCCATAATTATGATAGCTAGGATCATTTATATTATTGCAGCGCCCCACCATAGCCTTCCATGAACTCAAGCTAGTCCCAGTTCTTAGCAATCTCCTACGCGCAGCTTGTTGTGGTGACTGTGAATAATGGTTGGCGCATAATCCCTTAGCGTGGTATATCTTCCCGCAGCCAACAATAGTACAACGGTTGTCTGTTTCTCTAACGGTATTGTAATGCAATCTGCATAATCCTTTTGCATGTTGCTTTTTACTACAATCTTTAATCTCACATGTTCTTGTCATTTATTGTCTCCTTTATTAGTTTATGTATGCTAAATAACTCCTCTTTTAATCCCGTAAACAACGGGGGGAGTTGGTACTAAAGCATTCCCTGAGTGGTTTGGGTTTGCGGTTATATCATCAGGGATGGCTATATTATTAACTCCCCCTCTTTACCTTGGGTTTTCTTTAACAGAAAGCACTAGGCTAAGTTGGTCGATGAATAGTTGTAAAGGTACGTGAGGTTTTAACCTTACCATCAGAGAAAGCGAGCTTTACGATAGCCTAAAACGTTTAGCTGTTTTATCGGCCTGTTTATAGTTACGCCGAAAGCCAACAGTCAGGGACTCCCCATAACTCACTCACCAGTGCTCCTAACGAAAAGACGTCAACAGAGATAATCACTAATAAGTTATATTAGTACGATTATCACAATCGACGTCGCGGCATGTGATTATTGAGGCTTTAGGGCGCTCACTCATCGTTCAGATTTGAGAACTCAAACCTATACTCATTATACCACATAGACTCGACATAACAAAAGCCCCTAGGAGTTCTCGGCCAGGGGCTAGTGTTTACCACGTGTTATCTTTATTATAGCACAATCTGCGCTATATCACCATCACCCTATGCAGCGCCGTGCCCGTGTTCTGCAGGCTATACACCCATTTCACGTTAGATCCGACAAGGTTCTTGACCCATATCTTATTTCCCAGCAGCGCTGTGCCATCTGGGTAGGTATTAGTAGTGAACGGTCGCAAGCAGTTATCGACAATCGAGTATTTGAAAAAGCGGTTTGTGGCGTCCTTACGGATATAGAGGAACTCACCCATAGGGAAGGCACTCGAACCTGTCGTAAATGTCTCAGTGTTTATCGTGACGACATCAGCCCACGCCCCAGCGCCAGCCGTACCACCTGCTATGTCAAAACGCTGTATTGTGGCGTTACCACCGCCACGTACTGAGTAAATATACCGTCCGTTCAATATCGCGCTTTCATTCGCCCATAAAGCGTCTCCAGTCACGCCGATAGCATTAGCGCTCATACCAGTACCAGGCGCAGCACTTCTTGCCGTAGTTGGTGCCATGACTGTCCATGCGTTGCCACTGATACTGTAGCGGTACATCGTGACGGCGTTGTTACCAAGGAGGTATAGATAGTCCTCATTTGCGGTAATCTCATAAACAGAGGTTGCGTCAGGGTTAGTTGCCCAGTTGACCGATACGGTGAGTGCCGTTGGAGTGTTGCTTGCGATAGTCCTGACTTGTCCAACCCCAGTACCGCCAGTGATACGCACTTGGTAGTTCGTCCATTGGTTAGCCGTCCACGTTTTTGCGCTGTTCGTCAGGGTGTTTGCAGCGCCAGCCGTCGCCGTGCCAGTTGCAAATATTTCGCCAAAGTTGTAGGCGGTGACAAGCCGTCCGTCAGTGCCCCATGTTGCAGGTAAGTTGGTAGTAGACAAGTTAGCTTTCCATGCCATCGTCGCAACGTCAAACACCTTAAAGCTACCAGCAGCCGTTGTTCCAGCGCCCATAACGTAAAAGCGTCCAGTGGTTGCCCTAAAGGTATGAGTGCTTAGGATTGTAGTTGGTGCGGCGTCAGCAAAGTTAATCGTGATCGTGCCTGCGCCTGCGTTATTCAAAATACTCGTAACAGTTGAGCGGAAGCCACTCGCAGTACCAGCCGAGATGAACTCGATAGTTTTCCCGACAATGCGCCCGGTGATGTTGTGCGTGCTTGCCAGTACCGTTACGCTCGTAGTTGTGCCACCATTAGCCGTGTAGTTGATACTCCACGGGTGGAACACGCCACATGCCCCAGCACCGAATGTGCCAGCGATAGCGCCAGAGGGTATCTGCATCCATCCGTCTTCATCGTGGTTGTACAGGTAGTGAACAGTGCTCGACACTACATAGAGTGCATTATTCCAGTTGCCACTATCTGGTGCAATGACAAACGAACCAGCAGCGGTTGCCGTTGGTACAGGGGTCATCATCTGCCATTCTTTGCGGTCGAGTAGTGGTACGTTGTTATTTGTAATTGCCATATTATGCCCTCGCTATGTTGTTAATGTTGCCCATATACGCCCCGGAATTAGCCTGTGCCATATATAACGGCGCTAGCCCAAGCCCAGCCATTTGATTCATACTTGTCAAGGTCGTAACTGTACCAGATGAGATAGTCACACCGCCGCCGACAATCGTCACGCGCAGGTCGGACACTAGCCCTTTAGCCGCCGCAACGGACTGTATGGCCTGGCTGATCTCATTCAGCAGCGATTGGCTATTTATTTGCGCCTGTGAGTCAACAGATATTTCAACAGGTATTGACCCATTATCAGTTAGAATCACATTTTTTGGCGTGCCGCTCTCGTCAGTATACGGCGTGCCATTTCCGCCGCCGCCTCCACCGCCGCCAAACTTCTTCTCAGAGATGGCTTTGAGGTGTTTGTTGCTTTCGTCTAGCTTCTTCTCTACTTTAGACAGGTCGGTTTTAGGTATCTTTGGGAACGCGGGGATTTCAAACTTCTGTTTTTGTACCGCTTTTAGTAAGTCAAGCATGACACCTTGTAATGGTGATAGGTCAGGGGCGTCGATATTTACGACGGGGCTTTTAACGTCAATCTTTGGGTCAAGCTTTAAGCCTTTAATAGCTTTCTCAAGTGCTGTGGTATCAAACTGCACTTCGTCAAGGTTGCTGACACTCACGGTGTCGCGTTGCTCAAACTCTGGTAGACTTTTTGGTATCTGCGCCAATTCACTCTTTACTCCGTCAAGGGCTTTTAGGAGCGGGGCAAGGTCGAGCTTACTTGCTAGCATATCAGCGTCTAATTTCGATACTGCCTGTACGACTTTATCGACATCAGGCGTAGATATGCTTTTGAGCTGGTTCACCACCTCTGTTTTAGTGGTTTTGCCGTCCATGAACCGTATCAGCGCTGTGAATGCTTGTAGCACTGTTGATTCAAGGGATTTTAATTGAGCAGCACGCTCTTGGTGTTGCCTGTCGGCTAGTTGCTTGCTTGCTTCCGCCTGATAGTATTGCCGTAGGTCTGCTCGTTTATCCATAATATAATTCCTTAGATTTGGTGAGGGGCTATAAAGCCGCCCCTCTAGGCTGTATCACTAAGCTGTGCGTGTCCAGTTAGCTAGAGCACCACTAACCTTAGATACGTTCCATGCCTTAGCAGTGTTAGCACCACCACAAGCGAGGGTAATTTCGTCACCGACCTTACCGCCAGCTTTGACGTAGGTAACGCCCTTGTTGACAGCAGCAGTGAAACCGTTGCCGGTTACGCCGTCGCCTGAAGCAGGGGTGAGTACGAAGCCAACGCTTCCATCATCACCAGTTCCAACAGGTGCGCCACTCTTAGGTACGCCTCCATTGCGGATTGTTAATTCAGAGCCAGCCAAAACTGTAGCTGAAGCTGGAGCGGTTAGGGTCAAACCATCAGCTATGATGTTTTGTACCCAACCAAACTCGGTAGCTGCCAGAGTTTTGTTCTCTGTTACGTTAATCCATAGGCGGCCATCTTTGCCGACATATGGGGTAGTAGGGTTAGCCATTGCTTATTCCTTTACTTTAAAGTTATTTTTTGGAAACCTTAGCGTCTTCCTTTTCAGATACGGCCTCAGCTTTACGCGGGTCGGTATCACCAACGTACTCAAATCCTGCGCGGATATAAGCATTCGTTAATGGTGTGCCAAGATCTGGGTCATTGATCAATTCTACGACCGCACCAGTGTCTTTGTGCTTGTACCAGCCATCTTTGCTGTTGCCGTTTTCTTCTCTTTCGAACATTATTGTCTCCATTTCTCCGTCCTCAAACAACGGGATGTTTAGTTATATTAGGCTTTGGTGCTAATTCGGATACCAGTACCCTTTTGTCCCATGACGAAACAATCGTGGTAGCGGCGGCCTTGGCAGATCCAACCATCAACGTCTTTGTCGTTGTCAAGCGTGCGAACCATGTCGAACTTGTTGACTGCAACAGCAACGTCTTTACAGGTAATCATGAACTCGAACTTCGCAACAAGCATGCTTGATGGAACTTCTTTGATCGTCATGCCGTCAACCATACCGACGATACCCTTTTTGGTATCAGCGTATGATGTGTCGCAGTCCTGCTTGAACTCTGGGTCGCGCTTCAACAGGTTAAGAACGGTTGGAGTGATCCAAAGTGTTCGGCCCTGTTTGCTGTACTTGAGTTCCGTCAATGCTGCTTGCTGTGCAAGAATCAGGCTGTAGATCGTGTTGTAAGCTGCTGCTGTACCACCGATTGAACCCTGGCTGTTAGCGATTGCGTAAGCAGTCAATACGCCGAGGTTGTAGGTGTCAGTTGCAGGAACAGATACTTCACGAACCTGTCGCTTGATAGCTTTAGTAGCTTCTGTAACCATCTGGCTATCAGCGTAGTTACCGCGGTCAATCGAGAAGTTAAATGATTTGTCCTGTGACAGTGTGAGTGTCTGTGTGCCGGTACCGAGTTCAACGAGTGCACCAAATCGGCTGAAGCCGCTTCGTACATAGTCGCTTTCAGCAACGGTGTTTACATTGTAGATAGTAACGCTGTTACGACCATTGAAGTCGAGGCGAATACCTTTTGAGTCAAACGCATCCATCGTTAGCGATTCGAGGTAAACTCGCTCGTCAACGGCGCTTAGATGTGCAGATGCATAGTTTTGTGCCATTGTCTTAGTCCTTTTTAGTCAGACTTCAGAATCTCCATGATTGTGTCTTTTTGTGGCGCTTTAGGCGTAGCGGCTGGTTTAGTGTCTGCGTTATTTCGCATACTTCGTGTCGCTCTCACCTGTTGAACAGCACCAGTGCGGACAGCTCCATTGAGTAATTCCGCAGTCTCTCTTAGATGTTCTATTAGTGAGCCTTTAATCCCTACCATGTTGCCGTTCGCGTCGTAGTTGATATAGCCAGCGTTGTAATCACGCATGGCTTTGTCATACGCTCGTGGGTTGAACGACTCCCGGTTTTCGGGATTAAAGATTTGGAGGTCAGGGTCAGCTTTTGCGCGTTCAAACTCGCTAATCAACGTATTCTCAACGTGTTCAATACTACGGCTGTACTCTTGTGCTTCCATAGTTCGTAAGCGTTGGTCTACATCGTCTTCGGCTTGAGAAACGTACTCTTGGCTTGCTGCCATGACTCGTGCCTCTCGCTCTGCGCGTGCGCGTTGCCTTTCCTCGTATGCCCGTCGAGCAATTTCCTTGGGGTCATCTTCGGGTTGCAAGTCCTCTGATTCTTCCTCGGTTGATTCCTCAGCAGCGGACACTGCCTCAGCACCCTCAACTTCTTCCTCATCTGTTGACTGGTCATCGGTGTTTTGCTCCACCTGTTCCTCGTCGCTAGATAAGGCCTCTAGTATTGGGTCTGGTTCCGCAGTCGTAACCTCTGTGGCTACGTCTACGCCGGTTGACTGTTCGTCTTCCATGTACTCTCCTTATGATTACTGCCGTTATATTGGTGGCGAGCCACTACCCTGTCAGGGGCGAACTGGGTGCTAGGGAACACCGTTAGGCAGCCCGACATTACGTCCTCAGCTACCTGACGCTACCCCCTAGCTCATTCGTAAGTCTACGAGCGTGTATTCTCCTTTTTCCGTCTTAGTCAACATCTTCCCGACTGGTAGTCTGTGCCTGAACGTCACGCCTTTGTCTGTAATTCCGATGAGGTAGTTGCCCTCTTGGCGTGCGTCACGAAGTCCAGTGGTCAGCTCCATTTCGTCTAGGTTGAACTGTGCCTCGGCTTCTTGGATTTCGTCGTCGTCTATCATCGTTTTGTCTCGTTCAGTGCTAGGATTAGTCTGGTCTTGAGTGTTTCAAGGTACTTTTTGTACAGGGCAGAGGCTTGCAACTCCGCGCGTATGTCTTCCTCTTTCTGCGTGGCAGCACTAACAAACCTGTCGATACTCATGACAAGTTTTATTTCTTCATCAATCACATCAACCATGCCCTGGATGCGCGGGGTAAGTTCTTTCAGTAACGTAGCTTGGTCGTCGAGTCGCTTCTTTGTTTCTTCCGGCAGGGTTTCGTTGCCGAACATACCATCAGCGGTTTCGCCGTCTACGCCTGTGTAAAGTGCTGCGTCGTTCATAATTACGCCTCATTTCCTTGCAAAAAGTTGATAATCTCCGCTTCTTCAAAGCCTTGTGCGCGGGCAGCGCTAATAGCAGCCGCAGTAGGCTCGTCAACGCCGTATGTGCTCATGATGAGTTGTATGTCGTCTTGTGGTGCTTCTAGCCCTTGTAGCGCCTCTGGTGAGGTCATTTCTTCAGGTGGTAGCATTTCACCGCCCATTTGGGCCTCTTGTGGGAGTGGTTCGCCAGTGAGTGGGTCAATACCGCCCATCGCTTGGTTTTCAGGGTCAATTTTCACTAACACTTTTTCCCAGCCGTCTGCGCCACTGGCTGCGATTACTTTCTTCATCGCTTCGCCCAGGTCAAACTTCCAGCCGCTCATTTCAAGGGCTGGCATGACGTTCGGATTACTTGTGGCGATGTCGATAAGTTCCAGCCATCGGGCTTTTTCTTCATCGTCAGCTTCAGGTGCGGCGTCGTACTCAAACTTAAATGTGTCCTTCAGGTCTTCGTATAGTATTTCTAGCTCACCGAGTGATGGTTCAGGTGTTTCGAGGTTATCGTCAAAGTACCCGGACTTGGTGAGCCGTTCGATGTCGTCTTCGGCCACGTCGAGAATGTCCGCACCTTTCATCTGGGCCATGTGGACGTTCATCATCTTTTCAATCATCTTGGCACTGGCGGTCATCGCCTTGTTTTTGAGGTAGTTGTCCTGAGCGTTGGTGCGTTCCTCTTGCATGTTTACACCGGCGCTGGTCTTGCTGAACTCTGGGTTACCGCTAGTAGCAGAAACACTACCATCAGTTCGCCCCTGGAGCGTTTGAAGCTGTGATTTGTATAGCCCGAAGTTCATACCAAACTGTGAGTACACCTTTGAGGTTGTATCTACTACGTCAACTTGTGCATTTCCAGTGATCCATTTAGCGTCCGGTGCGTTGACAATCGTGTTTAAATTAGCAGTATCTATCGCACCGCTAATCTTCTTTGGTGGCATTAAACCAAGCTGTGTAGCTAGTACATGCGCCTGTGTCATAAAGTCGAGGACGTTCTGTGTAGGCCCAGCTAGTTCGATACGCCCAATACCGTAGGGGCTTTCAAGTGTTTCAAAGCAATACTGCATCGTGATAGGGAGGTCGCCGGTTGGGTCTGGGTTCTTCCAGTCGCGGAGTGTTTCGCCATCTTCGAGGTGTTTACTGAACATCGTGAATGGTGCGCCAACGCCACGCTGGAAGCAGACGGTGGTTTTAATCCCCGAAGCGTTAATTTGTTTCTCGCGCTCGTTGATGTTCTGGTCTTCCATCTCTTTCGATGTCATAGCCATATCGACGAGTTTTTGTAGGTTCTCTACGTTCCATGAAGTATCAGGCTCGCGCCCCTCGGCCTTAGCATCTTTAGCTTCCGTTTTGGCATCATCAATAATCTTCTTGAGTTGAAGTTTAGTGAAGTAAATGTCGAGGAACACATAGTCGCAGTCCTCTACGGAGAACTTACCCGGCTCTAGCTTTAGGTTGCGAATGTAGGGTAGTGACCAGTCCGAGCCAGTGTAGGTGTCGGTTGATACAAAAAAGTTGTATCGTGGCTGTGCACCGTACTTGAGGGCGCGGTACAGGGCGATTTGTTCCTTATCAAAGAATGACGCCTGAGTGTTAGCGTTTGGAAGTATTTTGGTCTTGAATATAATGTTTGCAAGCTCATTCAGCCAGGTGACTTTATGAGTCATTGCTTTGAACTTACCCGTCTGCATCGAGGGCAGTACGTTCATTGGGGTTTCGATTAACGACGCAGCAAGTGAGCCATCGTTGACGCGCGGCATGTACTTAGCAAGGGTTTTGGATATTTTGTTACCGGCGAGTCGCTCGTACTCGTCAAACGGTTTTATCCAGTCTTTGTGTGTTTTTTCAGCCTCTGTGTAGGCGTCTTTTAGCTCAGATTGTTCGAGATAGATAGCCACCGAGGATTGTCCTTGTGTGACAATCTACGACGAGGCATGTCTTTACTACTATAATTATACCACATTTACTCATCGACTGTATACGTTTTCGTAATCAAGCGTATGCCGCCATGTTTTTTATCGCACTCAATTTTCAGGGTGACTTCTTCGGTCTTCCCACTCGTCACCACATCGAGGCTTTTTATAATTTCGTCGAGTGCTTGGCTCTTTGTTTGCACGCGAATTGGCACGCTATATGTCACCGCCTTACTGACGAGCTTGCCACCAAAGTATGACTCCTGACTGGTTCGTTTACCAAAATCAAGACTACTCACTTCCATCGCCCTCCCCGTTTAATTTGTCGTTTAGCTCTTTCTCGGTGTACAGCGTGGTTGGCACTACCTTGACTATCTTGCGGCGCTTGTCGAGCCGCACGATCTTGTAGTGGCTAATCACTCCGTCCGTCTGATACCCCAGCACATCGCCCTTTTTGAATGTTTCGTAGAACTTGTCTGTGACTTCGTTTGATATATCTTCCATAGTCCCCCTATATTGTGAAGTTTAATGGTTCATACTCTGGTACGGCGTATTTCTCTTTTTCTGATGGTTTTAGGCTTTCCATCGCGTACCGCCCCGCATCCATGCCGTGATTAAACGCGTCGATAGGTGTATTGATTGTTTCTCCTGTCTTTTTATCAATCATCCATGCGTAGTTATCTCGCTCTTTGATAAGATTCAGGCTTCGCCTGGTTATGTATATCGTTTGTCCCTGGCAGTACTGGATGCCCTGATTCACCGAGCCTTGTCCCTTTTGTGCTGGCACTAAACTAATGCCGTAACTTAGCAATTCATCGTTGCTCTTTGGCTCTGAGCTGTCTGGTATAAGCAAAGCGTCTTCTGACTGCATTTTTATGACATCTGCGATGTCCTTATTGCTCATACCTTTCCTGTATATAACCTCGTCCCATATAAACGAATTGTTCCAGGTGTAGACATCTACAATTGACGTGGGGTCATTCGAGTAACCGTAGTCAAGTCCTCGTCGTCGTAGCCTTGCATCCGCTGGTAGTTCGTCGATAATCTGCATATTCGGGTAGATAAGCCCCTGCACTGTTTCCGGTACATAGCCGCGAATCATATTCCAGTAGTGAGCTGGCTTGGTGTTCTTATAGTTTTCGTATTGCTCAATACTCGCAGGTGCAATATTAGCTTCATTCGAGTGGTAGTCAGCTCGTATTACAACCGTGTCTTTAATCTCTGGCTTCAGTTTGGGGATGTAAAAGCCTTTTTCTTCACTGTCTTCTAGGTTGAACCACCTATTCAATATCCAGTGTCCTTTTGCTGGAGGGTTGAGAAGTAGGATGATAGTAATGTCTCCCTTAACGGTACGGAGAGAGTCGTCAAGCTGCATGAAATCATCTTCTGGAACTTCATCAGCTTCTTCGATGATGACGCAGTTGTATGATGCGAGAGATTTGAGCTTAGACTTCTGATCGCCAGAGGACTTCTTGAATCCTTTAGCGTTGATCGAGTTTGCGCCATATTCAATTTTCATCAAACTGTCATTGATGTGTATCTTGTCATCAATCTCGTTTTCTTCGATGCGGTCGGTAATTTCCTGATAAATTGAATTGCGTATGTCGCCCAAGATATAGCGCATAATAGCGCATCGGAAATACTCAGGAGCTATGAGTTTAGCATTTGCATACTGTGAAGCTACTGTTGATCGGCCCGCACCACGTCCACCCATGAGGATGAAATAGCGAGGTCGCTGGGTAAACAATGGCCTATAGACTTTACTTACTGTTTGAATCATTTGTAAAGTCCGCAAATACTATCGTGTTAGTTTCTATCTTTTCACCGCCCGATGTCATATCTATCTTCTCGCCGTACTTCTTCGGTTTAAGCTTACTAGCCACCCACTTGCGAGTATCGACTTGTAGTCTGGCTTTCTGTACATCTTCTGCATTGTCAGCGATGTATATAAGCTCATCAGCGAGCGTGTCAGCTTGGTTATCTTTGGCTCGCGCGTATTGGTCTGAAAAATCATCATTCTCAGCAAGCCATTTATGCACTGTTGACCGAGTTGGCATGTCCTCGTCGAGTATGATTGCTCTTAGGCTTTCGCCGTTCATAATGCGTTCACAGATCTTGTCTGTAAGCTCTTTTGTGTATTTAGTCGGTCGGCCTCTCTTAGCCATCTAAATGGCCTCCCAGGTATTTGATGTCGCTCATCCCCATCTCCCACTTCTCCAGTATTTCTTTATGATTTCGTTTTGCCTC